TCGCAAGTGTGCCCACAGTCCATACAGGTCTTTGTGGTGATGAATCAAAATAATTATAAGTAACCATTTTATCTACAACGGAAGACGATGAACTTGGATAAAACCAAATAACTTCACCAAACAAATTATTTAAACCTGCAGATATCATTTGGTTACCAGAGTCAATATTAATATCATCGTAAACATGATCTTCTACTAAACACGGTAGTGATTCTAATTTACCAGCGTATCTAAAGAATCCGTTTTCAGACATCCAATAAGCAGCACCATCAACTTCTACACAAGCATTCTGTCCCGTTAGTCCACAGTTAGTTCCAACTTGTGCAAAAGCAAACGTAAATGGTTGACCAACAAAACGTTGTGTGAACAACGCTGTATCAGTCCAAACATAAATTGCATCTCTACCACGAATAGCTCCTCTGATCTGTGATCCATCGGCTAGTCTTTGTGTACCAGCTGTATTCGTTGCTGTTGGTGTATAAGTATTTATATCTTCTTGATCCGAGAATCTTATAAACATATCATCTTGTGTTGCTGGTGTTCCAATAGTTGTTTCTGTTCCAAAGAATACTAAGTGACGATCAGGTGTAGACACCAACATATGACGTGATGCTGTAGGTGCACCTGATATGATCGTTGCTCTTGTATCTGTTGCATTTGATAAACTAGAGTCCCATTCAAAACATGCACCATCATGAATTAAACAAATTGCTTTATCACCAAAATTATCTAGTGACCACATCCCTGGTTCAAGGACCAAGTCCCCTGATGCAGCCTCACCCCATGCAACATAATCAGATGAGTTAGTGTAGCACCACTAGAGTGTGCAGAACGAGTTGAGTTTCTAACTGCTCTTGTAATTCCTGTTAAATTATTTCCAGAAATTCCTGTATAAGAAATTTCTTCATTACCAACTTGAATAAAGTTGGTGCCTGAGTCAGGAAAGTTGGTTGTACTTGTTAATGTAATAGAAGTTCCTGATCCTCCTGTTCCTGCAGTGTTGTCTGATAAAGAGCCATTTAAAGTTGTAGTGATCGCAGAAGTATCTTCACCTCCCCAAGAACCTAGTCCCCAACCAAATCCTTTTGCTTGAACAGCAGGACCTACAGTATAATACTTTTGCACTCTAATTCCGCCTGAAGTTGTAGCTCCGGAACCTGTTTCATTAGATGGCATTGTAATTGTAAGAGTAGTTGTTGTAGGTGCAGTAGCGACCATAAATTTTTTGTCGTCAAAATCAGATGCGCTAAAATTAGAATTTGTTATTGCCGTAAAATTGTCAAGTAATAGTATGTCTCCAGGATTTGCATTGTGTGAGCTACTAAAAGTTAATGTTACTGTTGGTGATCCGTTAGTCGTGCTAAATGCACTTGTAAGAGTAGTTGTTGTTTGGATAGGGTGAATATCATAAAACACACCTCCAGAATAAGCATATAATATTCTGTTAGTTCCTATGATTGCATATCTTCTACCTAGACTATTGATATAATGATGAAGACCCCTCCCTGCTCCTGTCAACTCATTCTCATTTAGAGATCCTAATTGATTCCAACCACCTACTTTTTCAGGTGATCCATACCTAAACCTAACATTATCACAATCAACCCACTGACCTTCCGCGCCAGTTTCTGTGATTTGTTTGTTAATACCTGGTTGAAATCCTATCTTTTGTAGCATATAAATCTCTATATAATAATTGTGCTTAAAATTATAGCATAAAATAAACAGAATGAAAGTTACTAATATCAAAGATCTTTTAATAGTAAAAGACAATTTTTTTAAAGAAAAAGTCTACAATCAAATACTCTATGATATTTCCAGATTAAAATTTCAAAGTCGGTATAATACATCTAAGGAGGAAGATAAAAATATTTATCAAAAAATATATTTTAATGTGCCTTTAAATAAAAATCATTTTGCAGTGGAGGAAGTATTTAAAATACTGTCTGAATATGGATTAAATTTAGTTTCCACAGAACATAATTATTTTTTAAGCACTAAACACAAAGAAGCATCTCCTCATGCCGATCATTCAGATGTAAATTGTTTAGTATATTTAAAAGGAATTAATATCTTAAATAGTGGCACTGGTTTTTATCACAAGGAAAATGATGAACTTGTTTTAAACAGGCATATAGGATTTAAAGAAAATAGAGCATTAATTTTTGACTCTAAAATATTTCATACCTCTTTACAATTTAATGAGGTAACAGCAACAAGATATGTAATGGCTAATTTTTTTAATTATAAATAATATGAAAATAATGAAAGCTAAAATTGTATGGTTTCCTGAGAAGTTATCTTCTATAGATTTTGATTCTTTAGAAAATAAAATTGAATGGGATCAAGAGCATTTAGATAGTGTTCGTAAATTTATGAAACAAGATGGATTACTATTTCCAGGAGTATTTAAAGATGGTGAAATACATTGTGGACACTATAGATTTAAAATAGCAAAAGAAATGGGTTATGATGGTATTGATGCTTATAGGGTAGATACTTTTAAAGATGCCTTGCACTTGACTAATTTTAGTCAGTTATGTTATAAGCATTATAAAGAATATAAAGAAAATAATTACTTATGATAAATACTTACAACTTATTTGCTGTGCAAGTCATGCAGGGTAAATTACCGTTACAACCAATGGTGCATAAAAAAATTTTATCATTTGTAGATAATAACTATACTGAAGGTGATTTACGTTCTAATAGAAAAGGATTTCAATTTCATAAAGATTTTGAAGGTAAAAAAGAAATGGATGAATCAATAAATCAAATGATGTTAAGAATAGTTAATAGCCATATTAGTTGGAGTTGGTTAAATGTTTTAGGAAATAATTCTTATAATAATCCACATTCACATCCTACTCTTCATTCTAATTTTTCAGGAGTGTTTTATTTATCAAACGAAAACAACAATATAATTTTTACAAGAGATAATGAAACCTTTAGTTTTCAACCAACAATTTTTGATTTTTTAATTTTTCCTTATGGTTTAGTGCATTATGTATTACCAGAAGAGAGAAAAGAAAAAAGAATATGTTATGCATTTAATTTAAAAACTTTGGAGGATAAAAATAATGTATGAATCATTAACAGAAGCAACTAAGTTTCACGCAGCAAATCAATCTAATTGGATTGGAGAAGCGTTGGCAGAATATAAACACAACGTTTTTAATTTAATAAAAGAAAATAATATAAAAACTATTTTAGATTATGGTTGTGGTAAAGCAAAATTTCATTCTATTTTATTTAATAATAAAAAAGTTCCTGGCTCACCAATGGATATTGATATTATTTCTTACGACCCAGCAGTTCCAGAATTTTCTAACAAACCAAATGGACAATATGATTTAGTTTTATGTGTTGATGTGATGGAACACGTTCAAGAAGATAAAGTTGAAGAAGTATTTAAAGATATATTTACTTATAGTGATAGGGTGTTTTTAACGATTACTTGTTATCCTGCCACACAGACTTTAGTTAATGGTAAAAATGCACATTACACTATTAAAGAACCTAATTGGTGGAAAGAAAAATTAAAACCTTATGATGGAAACTATATTGTTATTTTTCAAACAAAACCTGATAGAGGAGGCAAAACTATAAACAAAGAAGAGTGGAAGCCCAATAAAATTACTTTAAAAAAATTAGAAAAAAATGACAAAACTTTAGACGAAACTCAAAAAGAGAAAGCTAAACTATTATAACAATGTCTATAAAAATTATAGATGATTTTGCAAATGTAAAAGAACAATTAGAAATAATAAATTATATAAACAACAATAATTTACTTTATTCTTTTAATAGCACTTCTATAACTAATAAAAAATTTATGACTTCTAATACAATAGATTATCCACAAATTGTTCATGAAATTATTAGAGATGATGAGGTGTATAATAATGTTTTATTTTCCTATATCTATACTTTACTATTTAAACACAAACTATCTAATAATTTTATTCATAGAATAAAAATAAACACAACGTTTCCTTATCCTAAAAATAATAAAAAAAATTATGGACCCATTCACACTGATATATCAAACACTAATGTAAATGGCACTAGTATTATATATTACATAAACAATAGTGATGGAGATACTTTATTTTTTGATGATAAATTAAATGTAACTAAAAGAATTACTCCACGACAAGGAAGAGCAATTATATTTGACAATAAAATAAAACACACAGCTTGTTGTCCAATAAATTCAACTTATAGACAAGTTATAAATATGGTATTATACAAATGATAAATTTAATAAATAAAAATAATAAATTAAACGAAAATAAAAATAGTCTAGTAATTACTTATCCAAGAACTGTCCATATCATGTTTGGTAATTATTT